CCGTCCCAGAAGACTGACCGTCAATGCAATCTCCGGTGCGAGTTGCATCGCAATTCTCGGAAGTGCCTGGCTTGCTCCTATTTGGGTGAACGGGAAGTTATACATCCGCCAGGCTTATGAAACAAACCAAACTGACACTACATTGGAGGTGAAATAATGGCGACCACGGTTCTTGAATTACAAACGCTATCCGGCTTCGTTGAAAATGGTGGTGAAAACCGCTTTTACCAAAACTATACGAGCGTTGGCCTTTTCGTGGTTGGCAACATCTACCACATCAGTTGGGATGGCGTGGACTATACCTGCGTTGCCAAAATCGTGGACAATGTTCCAGCTATCGGCAACGAGGGGATTTTCTACGGTGAAGGTTCGGATGAGCCTTTCATGATAGGCATTGTCCCCGGTAGTGTCTTGGGTGAGGAACAGAACATCCTCATGATTTATAGCACCGACCCGGATGCAGAAGAACATATCATAAGCATTACCGCAGAAGAAACTGCCGAGGACATTTATTTTGGCTTTGAGTTACCATTCGCATATGCCTCCATGTTCGGTATGTACCTATGGGAAACCTACGGCGATACAGAAAACTATCCAAATCCCAAACTGTTCGATCTGTATGCTGGAGAGACCTACCGTGTCATTTGGGATGGCATTACCTATGATTGCATTGCTGTAAGTGTGGATAGTGGTGGAATCGCGGGTGTCGGTATCGGCAACTTCGGTCTTGCCGGTCTGGGCGAGAGTACCGGAGAACCCTTTGTACTGGGTGTTTTTGCGGATGGCAGCGATACCGCTTGTTTGACCTCCGAGGAAGATGCTACCCACAGTATCATTATTTACCGACTGCTTGCATCGGGTAATGAAATCGTTTTGAAGAACTACAGCGGAACAGATGTGACCTATGAAAATGTGGACGCGGTCATGTTTGATACCCCCGATGGAGGCACTCAAGTTTATACCCGTGGTGAACTGATTAGCGGTGTCTCTGTATGGCTCAGTCTGAAGGACGGAAACCAAACCGTAACTGCGCCGGATGGCACGGTGGCACGGTCTGCCACTATCATCAAACCGGACACATTGGTACCGGAGAATATTCGTAACGGCATAACCATTGCCGGAGTTGAGGGTGAGTTCCTTGGGGATACCGAGGAACTTGCCCTTTCGCTTTCTATGGCTGATGGGGATATGGTCATCACGCCCACCGAGGAAGGAAAGGTCATTTCCCAAGTGACCATCACCAAGCCGGAAACACTCATCCCGGAGAATATTGCCGAGGGTGTGGAAATCGGTGGTGTGGTCGGCACATTCGTTGGTGGCGGAGCCATTGAGGGTGTGTACAAAGTGACCTTCTATTCCTGGGATGGGCAGTTGCTCTTGGAGCGTTACTGCTACCAGGGTGATGATTGTCCGTGTCCCGTTGCCCAGGGGCGCATCACAGTATCCACCACACGAGAAGACAGCAACAAGTATGTTTATGGCGAGTGGTGCGGTTGGGCGAAAGCACCCGATGTGGCTGTCCAGACCGATGTACTGAAAAACGTGACGGAAGATATGGTTCTGTACGCAGCCTATGAAATCGCCTACGAGAACATCATCCCGGAACAGACGATTGCGTTCACTTACAGTTCCGATGATAAGTGCTACAGCTGTGCGCTCCAACCCGGTTCCATCACGCTCGGTGAAACCTATGTGGTTGTTTGGGATGGCACGCCCTACACCATCACCTGCAAAAAGGGTGCAGGCGGAACAATCAACGGAAGTATCACCATTTCCACCACAGAGTACCTTGGCGACCCGACACAGCGTAAGGGCTTCTTCGGCTACAGCATTGCCTGGAACGTGACCAGCACCGGGCATCCGTTCTATATCGGTGCGAACAGTTCCAGCCAGTTATCTATTTTTACACAACAATCCAATGCCACCCACACCGTGTGGGTCTACAAATAACAGGAGGAAACCATTATGGGATTTACCACGTCCGCAGCGACTTCGATCCTGCAAAGCAAAATTAAAGACTGCTATGTGGGTCTGTCTACTACGACCCCCACAGCAGCCGGTGGCAACTTCAGCGAACCTTCCGCATCCACGGGCTATGCCAGAGCATCGATTGGCGCTCTGAACACAAGCATTTCTGCCCAGGTTGCCAATGATGCCATCATCTTCTTCAACGAGACTTTGGGCAGTTACGGCACGATTACGCACTTCGGTCTGTTCTCGGCCAAGTCTGGTGGCACACCGTTCTTCGTTGGTGAGTTGACCAATCCGCTCACCATTGATACGGGCTATGTGCCTATCTTCCGTGCGGAGAATCTGATCATTGGTCTGGACAAGGCTGCCTTGTCTACTTACTAACGTGGAAGGAGGAGCATTATGGACATCAGCACTCTCGCGGCAACGATTACTGCTCTTGGCGTCATTTTCGGTGCCATCTTTGCCGTGTACAAATGGTTCTTGAAACAGGAAAAGCAAGACAAGGACATCAAGGCCATTAAGGAAGAGCAGACCATTCTGACCCAGGGCATTCTTGCTTGTCTCCAGGGTCTGCACGAACAAGGCTGTAATGGTCCCGTGACCGCAGCCATTGAACGAATCGAAACCCATCTGAACAAACAAGCACACAAATAAGGAGGAAACTACTATGAACACTTTTTACGAAGCAGTCGCCATTCCCGCTCTCGCAGCCATCGTTTACACCATTATCGACATCACCAAGACCGCTGTTGGTGGCACGGACAAGTTCAACCGCTTCATCCCTTTGGTTTCCTGTCTCCTGGGTGCGGTTTGCGGTGTCATTGCTTTCTACTGCGTCCCCGGTGTGTTCGACACCCAGAACCTGCTCGTTGCCATCGTCCTCGGTGCAGCCAGCGGTCTGTCCGCCACCGGTACCAACCAAGCAGTGAAGCAGTTGACTAAGCCTACCGCAAAGGAGGAGACAGAACATGAATCTGCGTAAGCTGATCCTCACCGAAAATGCTTGCTACAAGGCAGGTCGCAAGATTACCGTCAAAGGCATCATGGTTCACAGCACAGGGGCTAACAACCCCTGGCTGAAACGCTATGTAGGTCCCGATGACGGAGACCTTGGCGTCAACAAGTACAACAACCATTGGAACACCTACCATCCCGGTGGCCGTGAGGTCTGCGTTCATGCCTTTATCGGCAAGCTGGCTGACGGCTCTATCGCCACGTACCAAACCCTTCCTTGGGACCATCGTGGATGGCACGCCGGAGGTTCTGCAAACAACACCCATATCGGCTTTGAGATCTGCGAGGACGGTCTTCTGGACTACACCTATTTCAAGAAGGTGTACCGGGAGGCCGTTGAACTTTGCGTGTATCTGTGCAAGCTGTACGGTCTGACCGAGGAGAACATCATCTGCCACTCCGAGGGTTACAAGCAGAAGGTTGCCTCCAATCATGGTGACGTCATGCACTGGTTTCCCAAGCACGGCAAGTCCATGGATACCTTCCGTGCAGATGTAAAGGCAGGTCTTTCCGAACCCATGGTGGATGATACCACCGAAGATAAGGATGAAACTCCTGTTATTACTTACCCGGAGAAGCTGACCGAAGGATACTATCGTGTCCGCAAAACCTGGTCGGACAAGAAGTCCCAGGTTGGTGCGTATCGCATCCTCACCAATGCCAAGAAGGCTGCGGATGAGCATCCCGGCACCTTTGTGTTCACCAATGACGGCACCGCTATTTATCCCACGATCAACACCAACGCTCCCGTCAAGGACGAGGAGTACCGTATCCATACGGTGGTGCGTGGCGATACCCTGTGGGACATTTCTGCCAAGTACCTTGGCAAGGGTAGCCGATACCCGGAAATCAAAAAGCTGAACGGACTGACTTCCAATGTCATCTATTCTGGCTGGAAACTGAAGATTCCTAACTAAGCACAAAACCCACCGCGCATTAGCAAAAGCTGTATGCGTGGTGGGTTTTTTTGTTTATGTATGATATTTATACAAGTTCACGTATCGTCAACTTTACTTTTTCTGCCTTTACAATGATGCCAGTTCCATCAAAAACCGCCTCAATACAATCTCCGGCGGTCATGGCTATCTCATAAATCACTAACAGCCGAGCATCGTAATTCATCTGCAAGTCCACAGACCCTTCAAAAACCAATGTGTACATTTTGTATTCCGGGTCTTCGTAATGATGAAAACTTATCGAGGTGCATTCTGCATCATGACCAATATGCTCAATAGTGGCGTCATGGAACAGCCCCCTGGATTCCAGTTCTTCAACGATACCTTGGAAATCATCAATAGTTGTAAACTGCGTGGTCTTTCCACGCATAGTGAATTGTTCTGTGTTTTTCATCGTGCTTATCCTCACATGAAGTATATTTCTAAAGCGGTACTGTACCGAAATAATCATTGGACATTTTATTATACCATATTTTTTATGAAATTGCATTGTTTCTGTAATTTTTGTTCCCATCGAGGAGAAAAAATCTCGTCGGTGGGCTTTCTTTTTTTCCGACTTTGCAGATTATCCGCCAAAACGCACTTTTTTTCCTCGGTGGCGAAGTGAGGTAACCCCTCAGAACGGAGGAAAAACTATGACAACGGCTCAAAAAGATAAAATCATATCTATGCGAAAGCAGAAAGCAACCTAGGCCGAAGGTCAGTCTGTTGCGCTTATTTTAACGGAGAAAGATAATGAGAATAGTAAAGAATGCCATCCGCTGCAAAATTTGCGGGGATGAGATAGAATCCACATATCGGCACGATTATGTCAGCTGTAGCTGTGGTGCCTGTGCCGTTGATGGAGGGCACGATTATCTTCGCAGATCATTTGCATCGAAGGACTGTTTTGAGGATATTTCCGTAGTCGTTGCGACAGAGGAAGGTAAGGCAAAAGAGCCGGGTGAAACCCTACCACCGAAAATGAAACCATAGCGGAAAAAGTGAAACCTTTTGAAACCCTGTGAAACCGTATCAATATTATAAGCCTTTGCCAAACAAAGATAATCCGAACTTATTCCTAATTGGGGATGCGTTCGGATTCTTTGTTTTTTGTACCCAACATAGTCGCAAATAAAAAAGAAAACCATACTCGAAAAGCAACTGTCATTCAAGT